TCGCAGATCCCGGGAATTCAGCGGGCACGGGGACGCCGGCCCATGACACCTGCGACCCGATGAACGGTCAGCAGCAACCCACCTGGTCACAGGTGTGCTCCGAACCTGGTGCCGCACTCCTGGCCGATCGGAGCACGGTCTCGTGGAACTCCTCGATCAGCACATCAATGGGAGTGGTCGATCCGGCGCTCAGGGCCGCGATCATCTTTCCAACGCACCGGCCCATGGTCAGCACGGCGACATCCGAACGCACACCCGAACTGGAATACGTCAACACGTCCTGCTGCTGGATCGACAGCTCAGTGTCGTCGAAGCTGACCTCAACACGCACCTGCATCAGTGTCTCCCATCAATCGTGCGAACTCATCCCGGGTCTCCGCGACCAGGGCGCGCATCACCGCTGGTGTGGTCGCCTCCCGATACCGCTGCCACAACCGCAGCCCAACCTCCGACCCAACGCCACGGGACGTTGTCACACCTCGACGCATCCGGAGCTGCGGCGGATGCCACAGATGCCACAGTGGTGCCGTGAGCATCGTCGGCGCTCCTACGAGCCGGTGCAACGCCAACGACCAGGACAGATCTTCCTGCCCGTACCCGGCAAACCGTGGATCGATCGGAACTTCGTCGAACACATCACCCCGGAGGACGACGACGCCACCCCCGGCCGATCCGACATAGGTTTCCTCGACCACACTGGACATGTCACGGGGAAGGGGTTGCGTGAGATCGATGCCCCCGTTGATCGCCAGCCAGGTCCCCGGCTCCGTCAGTCGGTGCACGATCCGGAACGGCATAGCCCATCGGGGCGCTGGGCGTCCCCACACGGTTCTCAGCGACTCCACGGCGTCACCAACCCCAACGGGTATGACGTCCGCGTCCGCGACGACGACCACATCATCGGGTCCCGGATGAACACCGGCGTTCCGGACCGCGCAGCCCTTCCGCCACGGCCCGGACTCCCTCGGCCACTCGCCAACCACCACCGGCCAATCCGGGTAGGTACTGGCCCACCAGCGGGTCACATGGTCGAACGCGCGCTGCCGATGGCCATCCCCGCGTCGCCACGGGATCACGACCCACACGGTCACAGGGTCTCCCACACGAGTTCGAGGAACGGTTGATCATGGAATACGTCTGCGGTGATCCGAGCATCCAACGGAATCCCATTATTTGTTAAATACTGGACAAGGGTTGAGACCGAAATCGACGACACCCCAAGACTGTCCCGCACATATTCCAACTGCACCCGGCCCGCATCAGCCTGACCCACATCAGGTGGAAGGACCGTCACAACTCCTCACTCGGCCGGATCTTGAATTCCTTTTCCTTCTCATTCCTCCACGCATGCCGCCGGATGTGTCGATTCGTGAGACACCGCGCTATCCGCTCCGCGCGCCTCCGACCAAAGATATTCACAATCTTCACTGGCACATCACACAGTGGATCATCCGACACGGGGACGAACACCTGAACTCGCCACGTCCACCGACCAACCCGATGTCCACGCGCATATGCCTGATCATGCCGAAACATATCGATACCCCCAACTCATCGTCGGTCCGCACCCATGAGGTCCGCGACGACCCGCATCCATCCAACGGTTCGGCCACCCCCCGATGGATGATGGCACTCGGACACGTTCGCGTGCTCACGTAGCATCTTCGCCGACGGCGCCCGTGGCACCACCAACACCCCAACGGGCCGAAGCCACCAATTCAGGGCGACAAGCAACGATCTCCTCACAGGTCACCACCGTGATATATGACCGGTTGGTGCACCAACCCGGCATCCGTTGGCGACAGCACCCAGAAGTACTGCCGAAACACATCCTCCAACGTCTCACGCCCATACGTGTCATACAGCCGCCCATACGCCCGCCAGTGCGCACCCATCTCATCGGGAAGATCCGTTGCCGCATACGCCGCAGCCCCTTGGAGCGCCTTCGCAACGAACTGGTGTGCCGACCGGTAGGGAAAATGGTTGACGCGGAGCAAGATCTCCGTCATCCCCCGATCGGGCAGATCAACCCCATGGTTGCCCTGGTGAATCTGTGCCCCGGGCTGCCACCGGAACGCCACCTTCGGTAGGCCAGCGGCATGAGCTGTGCACCATTGCATCGTCATGATCGGGTTGACGTCTGGTCCAATCACAACCGGGTCAAGGGCGGTTGCCCGGTAGTCGAACAGATCAGCCTGCGCCACACACACCCGCTGGCCTTCGAGGAGGTCCCGGATTGGTTGGTTCGGATCATCCCGGGAGTTCCACAACTCGTCGGCGTCGAACGGGATGATCCACATGTCATCACCGTTGGCACGATCAGCGGCCAACTCCGCGAGCTGAGTCATCTTCCGGGCCTGGTAGTACGCCGGCTCCGAGTCGTCGACAACATGGAGGGGGAACTCCTTGGCCAGGTCCCCCAGGATCTCGCGGGTCCCGTCCGTTGACCCGTTGTCCGCGACGATCAGGTTGTCGCACTGGTAGGCCATGTGCCGGATCGTCGTTGCGATGATGTCCACCTCGTTGCGGACCATCGAAATCCCGGTGACGATCACCGTTGCACCTCCGCGAGCGCCATCCGAATGCCCTCCTCAATAGTGATCTTCGGCGTGTAGAACCCGAGCATCCGTGTTGGGTTCCCAACTCGGCACGCCACTCCCATGGGTTGATCGTCGAGGTAGGTGACCTCATGCGGACCAAGCTCCACACCAATCGCCCGGGCCATCATGATCACCAGATTGCCGAACTCCGTCCCAACCCCGGTACACAGATTCACTGGCTGCCGGCAGTCCGACTCGTATACCGCGAGCGCCCCACGAACCACATCATCGATGTGCACCCAGTCCCGGAACTGCCCCTGACGACCCCACACGGACATGTCACCACCAAGGACCCGCGACAGGACAGCGGGGAACGGATACACGTCATCCTGGCCCACGCCATACCCGGAGAACGGCCGGAGGACATGCACCCGCAGCCCTTGTTTCGCAGCGGCGGCAGCCAACTGCTCACCGGTCAGCTTCGCCCACCCGTACCGGGCATCAGGCTGCCTGACGTTCCTCAGATTGATCATGTCCTCGACGAGAGGAACCCATGGCCCTCCGTGTGGTCCTCCGCTGCTGTGGTAGAACGCCGCTGACGGCTCCTGATAGTGGACCGGGTACGCAGCTGAGGATGAGAAGTACATGACGGCGCGCTGCCCGGTGCGTACCGCCCAATCGAACAGCTGGGCGTCGAGTTCGAGGTTCAGGGCCAGGAGTGACGGATTCCCATCGATCGCGGCCCGCCCACCGACGTGATACGCACAGTGCACCACCAGGTCAAATCTGGTTGGCTCATAGGCCTCGAACCCGAAGAATCGCTTACTCTTCGCCTTGAAAAGACTTCGCACATCACCGTTGAGGAACAGGCCACGAGCCTCACTCTCGACATTGGCATCGACCAGGTCGATGCCAACAACGTCCCATCCCCTCGACTGGAGTTCGCCCACCATGTGACGTCCGACGAACCCAGCCGAACCGGTCACGAGTGCCTTCACAACTGCCTACCTTCCACCTGTTGACGCACTCCGACGATGACGTACTGCTGACTCACCTGTTGTACTCCGCAAGTCGCTGGATGACCTCGGATGCTGCCCGGACGACCCCGGTCGCGTGGAGTTGCCGGAATGCCTCCTCATCAACCTGGTAGACCACCGGATCGTTGACCCGCTCATATCCTGCGTCCATGGTGGCCTTGTTGTTCAGGTAGTGCAGGTGTTCGACAACGATGTCAGGGAGGTACCGCAACTTGCCGACAGGTCTGGCCATGTCCCGCCAGAGGGTGTCGACGTACATGTGCTTGAGTGTCGGGTGCGCCATCCACCCGAGTTGCCGAATAATCTCAGCTGACATGGCGCACTGCGTCGGCACGAACTCGTGCTGCAACAGGTCATCCCCATAGACGACACCGGCACCCAGTTCATTGAGGGCACTCAGATAGGAGGAATCCCATCCGTGGGTCCGTGGCCGGTGGTCGTCACCGAGGAATCCAACAGCGGTGATGGCAGGGTCCGAGACGACCCGCATGGCGGCCTCGTTCAGGGCAGCGACCATCCATCCGCCCTGGACGACTTCGATCCTGCTGACATCTGATCGGACGTCGCACACTTCCCTGTACAGGTCGAGCATCTGATCGTTGCTGTCGACGGCGACGACCACGTTCGTGCTGGCGATCTGACGGGTATCCACGACAGCGTTCACGAGCTCCAGCGCCGCATCCGGGCGGCCCCTGCTCGGCACGATAACAGTCAACATGATCAGTACCCCGTTCCAAGGCGCTGGTATCCGATGTGTTCGACCCACACCCCGGAGTAACGGGCACCCCAGTAGGCATAGGTGACCTGGTCGCCGGGAACCTCTGGGGTTCCGTGGGTCATGAGGTGGTGGTGGAAGGTTCCCTCGGAGTAGCAGCCTGGCCGTGAGTCTGGCCAGGGCACATCCAGGAGCGATGTGCGGAACAGGGGACAGTTCGTTGTGAAGAACGCGCCATGTTCCAGCCATTGTCGTCCGGCGTCGTCTTCCATGTCGATGTACCAGTCGGGGTGGGACTCGACGATTCCCCCGGCCGCGATTTCGGTTGCGTTCCACGGCTGCCGGCGTAGCGCGACCTCGGCCAGGTGCGGGCGTTCGTCGAGGAGAGCAGCCATGCCGTAGAGGTCGATGGTGCGGTTGAACACGAAGTCCTGCTCGATGAGGAAGATGAACCGCGCCGATGTTCCCTCACGGACCTGCCTCCATACCTGTTGGAAGGCGCCCGCGCATCCTTGGCGTGGTCCGCCGTTGATGTGCCAGAACTCCGGGTACCGACGAACAAGATTGTCTCGGTATGCCAAGTTTCCGGTGTCGTCGTACATCCATTTCTCAATGATCGGACCGTTGAGCGCGCTCATGGACGTGATGCAGCGGTGGAGGTAGTACTCCCGGCCGTCCCCGATGACGACCACGGCGATCGTTGGTTCGTTCATGACGTCATCCTCGCAAGGACCGCACGGAGGTTCGCACGGCTGGTGTCACCGAGGCGTACAAGTCCGTCTGATGATAGGGGAGGCACATCGACGTGACTGATCAGTGGATGGATCGGGCGGTTGTCGGGCTCTCCCTTGGCGAGCCGGCGTTCGTGGAGGCGTTCACCGGGGCGTAGACCGGTGTAGACGATGTCGATGTCAACGTCGAGTTCCCTCGCGAGCGTCTTCGCGAGATCAACAATCCGGATCGGCTCACCCATGTCGAGGACGAGGGTTTGTCCCGGGCTCCCGATGGCTCCGGCGTGGAGGGCTAGGGCAACCGCCTCGTGGACGGTCATGATGTGTCGGGTCATGTCGGGGTGGGTGATGGTGACCGGCCGGCCCGCGCGGAGTTGCGCGGTGAACGTGTCGAGTACTGAGCCACGGCTTCCGAGGACGTTGCCGAACCGGACGGACACGTAGCGGAGGGGCGCATACCAGGAGGTCAGGCGTTCGGCTATGCGTTTCGTCATGCCGAGGACGCATTGGCAGGCGGCTGCCTTGTCCGTGGAGATGTTGATGAACGTGTCGGCACCAGCGAGCGCCGCGAGTTCGAGGACGTTGACGGTTCCCCACACATTGGTTTTGACCGCTTCGCACGGGTACCGCTCCAAGAGTGGTTGGTGCTTGAGTGCGGCGGCGTGGATGACCACGTTGGGGTGCCAGTCTTCCATGATTCGGGCGATACGGGGCCGGTCGCGGATGTCCGCGAGGATGATGTTCGGGGTGTTGAGCATGGCGCTACCGGTCATGGCGAGTTGGGCGGCGTGGAGTGCGGATTCGTCACGATCAACCATGATCAGTTCTGCTGGTGCCGCAGGGCCAGCCCCATGGATTTGGCGACATAGCTCTGCGCCGATTGACCCACCGGCCCCGGTGACCATGACCCTTCTGTCCGCGAGGTAGGACAGGTCAGGGTTGGTCTTCCGTGAGGTGCGGCCCAGCAGAACCTCTGCGCCGATCATAGCCGAACCCCACCGTGGCCAAGTCCGTTGGCTGCCTCGATCGCCCTGTGGGTTGCCATCTTGACCGCGTGGGAGGCGCCACGGTTCCGGGAGTGCGGGCTGACGTGCGCCCGGTAGACGGCTGCCGGGATGCCCTCCACCGTCGCACCGTCGAGGTAGCAGCGCAGCCACATGTCCCAGTCCTCTGACCATGGGAAGTCACGCCATCCACCAACCCGCCGGAGCAGGGCGACGGGCGCCATGGTGCCGATGACCATCCAGTTTCCCTGAAGGAGGCATTCGCCGACGCACATGTGGCCGTGGCCGTATACGCGGGGGAACGCCGGATGTTGACCTACGGTGTTGTGCACATATCTGACGCGTGGTGCGCGGAGGTCACAGGTTCCGGCCATCATGGCCGTGATGTATTCGGGTTCGAGTTCATCGTCGGCGTCGAGGTAGATGATGTTGCTGGTGTCGACGCGTTCGAGTCCGGCGTTGCGCGCGTCGTGGAGGGTGTTCTCGTGGGTGTGGATGACGGGTACGCCAAGGCGTTGCGCCGATGGGATCGCCCGGCGTTGTGCGAGGTGTTTCCATTCCTCGCATCCGAATGTCGCGACGACGACGGTCACATCCATAGGGTTCTCCTCTGCGTGTAGATGTTCTGTCCGAGCCTCATTCGTGTTGCTTGCTGCTGATACATGACATCATTTGGTGCTTTACCCCAGTTTGGGTGTAGGTGTTCGACGTGCGAGTCGAGGGCCATAGCCCACGCGCCGCGTTTCTTCGCCGTGCCCACCAACTCGTCATCCACCCACTCATGGGGATACCCCTCGTATAGGACACACCCAGGGCTATCCACTATCCCAAATTTGTCAGCATATTCTCGTGTGACGAGACTATGCGTCGAATGCTCACCACGCATCACTCTCGCAGAACCAAGATCATTGGTTCCGACAACCCCAACTCCTGGCCCCAACCGCGCAATAGCGGCCTCAAACCACCCCGGATGAAAACACAGATCATCGGCACCCAGGAACAACAACGACTCAACCGTACTCCGATACCCCGCGTTTATCTTCCTCGCATAATCACCCGTTGCCCTCCGAACAACTCGAACCTTACTGATACGTGAAAGCGAACCACACTGAACAGCCCGATCAATCTCACCCTCAACAAGAGCATCATTCGGGGTCAAGCAAAATACGACCACCGCACCCGGAACTGTCCTATCAATCGATTCCAACAACGGAAACACCCGATGATGCCGCCCCAACATTGGCACCAATATCGCCAGATCCCTGTGAGTGAACCTATCAGCATCCACACTCTCACCAATCCTCACAAACAACCGGGACGAGGATGTCCCCCCGCCCCGGCTGCAACCCAACTGGAACCCATCACGACCGCTTGACGGTCCCCCCGATTCGGGCCGCTGCGAGTTTCGCCGCGATCTCCGACGTCTTCGTGGACACCGTCTTCCCGCCCGCGTCAATCACCTGCCACGTCGTTATAGCCTCGGCCTTAGCCTGCTGGTTCGCTACAACCTTGTTACCGCAGCACATATCAGAACACCTCTTCGAGTTCGGCCCGGAGACGGATCGCATGACCGGTGTTCACCGCATCGTCAACCTCACCGAGCAGGCCATGAACAACATCATCACCGACGACGAGGGCCGTGGTATCAGCGGCCGTGACGGTAACCTCATCCACTACCGCCACGGGAACCACCGGGTGAAGGTGGGCGGCGAGGCGCCCGGCAAGAAGCTCCGCCAACCGCTCGTAATCGATGGTCATCCCATCGGGCGCCTCCCCCCGGGATGGTAGTACCACGCCGGCAGCGGTAAGCGCCGCAACCTGGCCGGCCGCGATCCGGAACCGGGGTAGCGGGAACCCGGGCTCCTCCCGGGCCAGGGCCAACACCTCGACGAGTTCCGTCTTCCCACCGACAGGCCGCCAGTCCCCCGATACCTTCTGCCGGGACAACGCGGCCAGGTCCTCAACCGACGCGGCAGGATTCGCAACCCCAGCGATCCACACGGCGTTCAGGCGGGTGTCCTCACCCACACGAACCCAGGCGACCGTCGACAACCGATCGTGGTGCGCGATCGCCCCACCCAACGACAGTTTCAGACAGGCGTGGTCGTCGTTGCGGCCCCCGCACTGCCAGCAGGTGCATCCGAACTTCCCACCCCCCGTGGTGATCCGACCAACCGGGGTGGGGAACCCATCCGGCTGGTACCGGTGGAACATGCCGTACCCGTCATCATCAACGGGCGCCGTCGTGCACACCCCCGGCATACCAACGTGACAGGTGTCGTGGGTGGCGACGTGCCCGAACACCCGCCCATCCTCGGTGACCGTGATCGGCGTGATCCGGCCGAGGTTCGGATTGGTGAACAGGGCCGGGTCATAGCCGGTCAGGACACCGGCAGCGGCTGTCACCGCTGCGAGGAGCGCCTGAGTGTCCATCATTTCATCGATCATGATGTTCGCGTCGGCAGCGGAAAGGCCAGCGACGATCGACGCGGTGTCCTCCGCCCACGGCACGGTGATCGTGTCATCCTGGAACTCTTCCGCCATCCGGGTATACAGCCCCTCAACCACAACCTTCATGGCGTCCTGGTCGGCCTTCGGGATGGTTGTTCCGCCCCTCGCGCCCTGGAGGATCCCGGCAACGGCGAATACGGCACGCGGCACGATCCGTTGGGTTCCATCGATCATGTCCGCGATCTGGAACCCGTACGCGCCCTTCGTCTCCGCGTTGGCCGCATCATCCTGGTAGAGGAATGCCTGCGCGTACAGATCCCAATTCGGGTTGTCGCCACCGATCCCCGCGTTTTCCGCGATCCGTTTCTCAGCTGCAGCCCCATCCCAGGCCATGTCACGCTCCGCGAGGGGCATGTCAGACCAACCCGTCTTACGGACGGCAGCGGTCAACGCCTCCTCGGTGAGCAGTTCGAACGGTCGGCACTCCGCGAACGCCGGGATCGACACCAGGGTTGCCGCAGCGATCTGGTACTCGGTGAACAGCAGTTCGAGTTCAACATCCTCGGACCCCTCACCCCAGAACAGTTCATCGAACTGCTCCTCCGTCAGGGCCTCGTCGGAGCCCTTGAGGGCGATCACCGCCTCACACGATCCGGCGTCAACGGATGGGCCGATCACCTGCTGCGAGAGAAGGTGCATGGCCTCGGCCACATCCTCGAACAGCCGTGGCATGTCCCGCTGGTCGACGTCATTGAAGAGCCGGCCAAACCCCCACGCTGCGCGGAGATCCTTCGCGAACTTGGATGGTTTGATGCACTTCGCATCGATCCACCCGGCGTCGATCGCCTCCGCGACCGTCCCATACTCGACACGTTCCAACGATCCGACGATCACCGAGTTGTCATGGCCCTCGGTATCGGCGCGCTGCCACTTCAACGGCAGCGGCAACTGCCGTGACGACACACCGGACGACAGGAAACGCCGGCCATCCCCGGTAGACACGTCAAGGGGGGCGAGCATGCCCCGCCATCCGGTACCCATATCAAGCCCCTAACTGCTAGTAATTCTTGAATTGACGATTCGTGAGATCAACATTCTCCCCCGGCTCCAACAAGATCGTGGTGCACCGGCACTGAATCACCTCTTTACCCGGTCCCATCGGGTCACCGGGGAACCGCAGCGACGCGCCACCAACGATGAACGGCTGCCCCGTCGGCACCCGCTGCCCATCCGCGCGCCGGTGGGTGTGGCGAACCCGTTTATCAATGGTCGCCACCCACATCTGTTCGAACGGTGTCCCCAGCTCCTCGGCCACAGCGGAAAACGAGTCCTGCCGACCCGCGTTCAACGCTCCCATCGTCTCGGTTCGTGCGACCACGGTCGCCCGATTCGGCCAACGCTCCGTGTGGGTTGTGGATAGGACCTCGTCGACACGGTTCGCGATTTCCGCCGCTCCCTCTCCGAGGTTCGCGCCAATCGAGACCTGACGGGCAACAAGATCAAATGTTGTGTCCACGGTGCGGATCATCCGATTCGACACCGTCGCGAGGTGTTCAACCACAGCGGGCCTCGAGTCGAACCGGTACCCGTCACCGAGCAACACCTGGTACGCCGTCCCCACCGCCTCACGAACCGGGCCGCGAACAATCCGATCAACAGCGGCGGCCCACGCCGGAGCCTTCGCGAATACCGCCAACGGATCGGGGAGGGCCGTGTGAAGGACCGCACGGGACACGGTCACCAACCATGCCGACAATTCAACCCACACGGCGTCACGGATTGCGGCCTCCGCCACGGCTGCCTCTGCTGCGGCCTCCATCCGTGGAACGAGCCACGGGTCGGTGCCCTCACCGTCCCACACCGACACCGTGTCGGCGCCGGTGATCACCCACGCTTCGTGCTCCTCCGCGAACCACGCCGCGTCCTCGGGGTCGTCCGGATAGAACACGTCCCCGGCCGCGTTCACCATCGCACCGGGAACCGTGCGCGCGTAGCTCATTGACCACAGGTCATCCACAGGTCATCACCCGCAACCGGCTGATCGTTGATGGGGACGTGAAGAGAGTGTCGACGTCGATTGGGTCGTAGGCGATTCCCCGGGTGAGGAGGTCCCGGCAGTGCTCCTCAACCATTGCGAGGAACAGTCGGTCATCAATTCCGAATGCCGATCCGACACCTGCGAACTCGTCCCTCCACGCACCGTCGATGAACACGGAGATTTTCTGTGGTCCAACGACCGGTCCATGGTGAACATGTAGTTGGTAGGTGGGTACACCAGTGGGGCGTTTCGAGTGCGGGACAAGGCGGGTCCCAGCGAGGCCGAGTGCGCGCCGAATCGCCAGCTGCGCAGCGAACGACAAGCCCGGTGGTGCCGTGGGTTGACCTGCTGGCTCTGGTGGTATGCCTGGCTCCTCCACTGGCATCTCTTCCACTGGAATCTCCTCTACCACTGGCTGCTCTGGCTGTACCACCGGCGCTGTTTTGGCTGGCTGCTCAGCAACCTGTGCCTCCGGTAGTCCAATCAGTGCGCGGAGAACCGGATCAGACAGCACCGAATCCGGGGATGTCAGGAGAAGTTTCTCGACCAGGCGCACGGAGCGTTCCACCGGTGAGGGTGCGTCACCATCAGACCATGACGACGCGGCCCGGATCACCGTGTCAGATATGAGCATCCGGTCATGGAGTTCCCGAGCGTCTCCAGTCCGATCCGGGTTCACGGTCAGGGGTGCGGTGTCGAATGCGTACATGAACCCGGTGGGGTCTTCCCCCATGGCCTCAAGGGCCGGGGCAAGGTAGCCGGTTGTCAGTGCCGCTGCGATCCGTGTCAACACCGGCTTGATGTGGATCTGTACAGCCTCACGGCTGATGGCCCACGCGTTCCAGTGGTTCGTTGACGACCCGAGCCCGATCAGGATCTCTGGGGGGATGTCCAACGATTGGGCGAGGGACCGGAGGGCACCCTCCCGCATCTCACTGATCTTGTCGGACAACTCCGACCAGAGGGTGATGTGCCGGATTTTCTCAATGTCATCACCGGGGCCAGTGATGATGATCGGCACCATGGCCTCAGCGGATGACCGGTCCCGCAACGACCGTGACATGACCCGGCCAAGCAATGCGGAGAACCCAGAGGCACCGAGGGGGTCATCGTCACCCCGGGGCAACTCCAATGACTCGGGGAGTGCAAACACCCCAGCGCCAGCCAGGCGGCTGTCGAGTTCGGCAAACTCACGTTTCCGGAGGGCCTCCATCTCACGGAGGTCCGGGATCGCGGACCGGGTCGCGGAGTCGGGTTCGGATGTGTCAGCCGGGTGTGGTGTCCACACCCGGATGATCAGATCAATGCCCTCCCGGTACTCCATTGCTCCGCCACCGTGCACCGGTGACCGAACAACTGTGATCTTGTCACCCTGGCGTCTGATCTGCCGAGAGGTGACAACCCACCAGAGGTCAGAGCCATCATCAGCACCACCGGATTCGGCAACAACATAGGCCTCACCGGGGACGAATAGGTCAATGCCGAGGAGCCGCAACGCCTCGGACTTCGCGTCCCCGGTCCCCAACGGTCCGGCGGACAGTTCCGCGATTGGCCCCGTTTCAACACGTTCCCCGGCAGACCCATCGGATTTGGTTCGGGCGACGTAGAGGTTGCAGCGGGAGACCGAGTTCCCAACCCAGTTCGCGACGAATCGGAGTTGCCCGGTGATGTCGTAGAGGCGCCAGGCGTCGGCCTGCCATGCCCGGTCCCCGAACCGGTAGGACCGCCATGACGCCCCGTCCATGGATAGGCGGGACACAGCGGCGGTCACTGATGTTGGTTCCGGTCCGTCGGCAAGTGCGCGACGTGCCGACGATGTGACGATTTCCCGGAACCGTGTCGTCGTGGTGTCGGTTCCTCGGAATCGCCAGAGGATCGGTGGTGAGAACAGTCCGTTGATCTCTTCTCGGAGAACCGGATCGGCCTCGCTGAGCGCGCGGAGTTGCCGTTTCCTCGTCCGGATACTCATCATTGCCGCCCATATGTGTAGATCATGCCAGTAACTTGCGAAACCGCGAGTGCCAGCACGGAAACCAAGATGATCGGGGTGGTACCCCACAGGTAGATGATCGGCGCGGTAGTGAATCCGATCCAGATGGACACACACCATGGGCAGCCAATGCCATCCCCATCCGGCGCACCAAGGAGGTACACCAACACCCGGTGTGTCCGACGGTAGGGGTCGAACTGTGCGACGAGGTATTCACGGGCCGGACGGGTGATCTCATCATGCGTGACCAACGTCGTGACCCGAGTGACCGCCAGGGCGTACAACACCAACACCACACCGGACGGCATCATGCCGTGATCATAGTCGCAGCTGGCAGATCATTGTCCTATCACGCCAGAGAATCAACAGGCCTGATGCGTGGAGGTCGGCGATTCGGACGCCGGTCAGGGCCAGCTACGGTTCCGCATCCCCCCAGCTTGACGAGGGTAAGCCCATTTTGGCCTCTCTGGGCAAGCCACCAACCACATCATAATACGACGCACCTACCTCCCCAACGGTCCGAACCCACTACTGGAACCACCACGGTCGAGTGGTGAGGAACCCGTCGTTGGCAGCGACCCACCAGGAGCCGAAGCACCACCAGAACCACGCTTCGGTATTGGGAGCAGGGCATATGCGAGGTAGGTGCTCGCATCGATCCGTCCGGGTGAATCCGACGATCCTTCTTGCCACGTCGCCCACTCGTCTTCGACCTCCGGGAGGTACGCGGCTGTTCGTATCCGGTCCTCGGTCCACTGCTGGGCGATCGGGTCGGCGCGCAACCGCTTGTTCATCCGTGCTGTCACGGCCTTGAGTCGTGGGCACAGCCGGCCGTATCGCAACGGCATGCGGTCAACGGCCCGTTCGACGTCCCTCGCGGTCAGGTGTGGCTCGGCATCCATGACCTGTTGCCGGGCTTCCTCCCGTTCCTCTGTTTGTAGCGCTGACCATGCGGTTCGGATCATCCGGCCAGCCATGTCGCCACCAAAGTTGCGTTCGAAGATGATGAGGTCGGCGTCGATGTCGATCGCCACCTGACACGCAGTTTTCGCCCACATATCCGACGACATCACCCCGGACGCGTCACGCACGAGATATAGGCGCTTATCCGATCCGAGGTATCCGCCGATGATCCCAGCGGTGTCACGCCCACCTCCGGATGGGTCAATGGCCACGGCGGCCCGAACCGGTGTGGTATTGCACGGGTGGCACGCCGACCCCATGGTGTAGCAGCGGCGTTCACGGAGGAGTTCACGGGTGAGGAGCGCACCCTCCGCCGGTTTCGGATCGCACATGTACAGGGCGTGCCAGTCCTGGACGGTGGAGGCCCGGCGCTTGTCCTGCCAATGGGCGGTTGCGCGCGCGGTGTCGGACAGTCGGATCTTCGGATGTGGGAGTGGTTCACCAAGTTTCCGATGGAGTGGGTCATGTTCTGGGTCGTCGCAGAACGCCGGCATCCTGACGACCTCCCACCGGCCACCCTCGGCCGTGGTCCCCTCATCAGCGATGACCCGAGCCGCCAGGTCATCGGGGTGCCACATGGTCATTACCATGACCATTGGTGCGCCAGGGGACAACCGGCTGATGATGTCCGCGCTCAGCCACCGGTACGCCCGATCGCGGAACCGCAACGAGTCCGCCTCGGCCCGGCTCTTGTGCGGGTCGTCGATGAACGCAATATCCCCCGGCTTCCCCGTCACGCCAGCACCGACACCAACGGATAGGACACCACCACCGGTGGTGAGGTGCCAGTCCTGCACTGCCTCGGAGCCACGGGCAAGGGCCAACTGAAACCGGTGCCCGTGTTCCTCAACAATGCGTTTCGAGTCTCGGCCTCGGTCCACGGCCAATGAGTCCCCGTATGACCCGATGATGACTTTCGCGTCCGGGCGGTTCGCCAACCACCAAACCGCGCCACCAATTACGGCGGTCAGGGTTTTCCCCGTCTGTGGTGGAAGCGTGATTAGTAGTCGGTCGATCTCCCCAGACATGATCCGTTTCATCTGTGTAGTGATCACATTGAGGTGTGGGCGAAGCCGATACGTCGGTATGATCCGACGCAGCAACGCGGCAGGGTCCGACAGTGATGCTTTGTCTTCTGCCGCTTCGAGCGCCTCGGCCTCGGCCATCAGTTCCGCGTCACTCATGGCGGAGGGGTCACGTAGTCCCCCGGTTTTCACCATGGCCCCTCCCCGATGGTTGACCTACCTCCCCATCATGATCACACCAAGGCGGGTTGAGACGTTGAAACCGGCCCGGAGCGCGGCCTGAGCAAGTTGTGGCCCCGCACGAACCACACCAACGTGATCCGTTCCCATGGGGTAGATCCACACCCGGCCTGGGTTCAGTTGGTAGTCGGTGCAGAACAGGCGAACCGTGTCGATATCCGTCGTATCCTGGCACGGAAATAGGAACTCGGCATACGGGCTAATGACGAACCAGTTCAGTGCTGCCGGATAGATCCGTCTCCGTTTAGGATCGGATGACAACGGCCCGGACACTTTCGGGGAGACACGCCATCGGACAAGACCGGCCTGGTTGAGCTCCCCCAGCCACGGCGCCGGTATTGTTGTCCCGTTCGTCTCCACGTGCACCATGCGACCGACGTCGACACACCCCTCGATGAGGCACCGCAACGCCGGCCCTTCCTGCTGGAGTAGCGGCTCACCACCGGTGATGACGACCCTGACAACCGGGAATGTTTGACTGGCCTGATTGAGTCGGTCGAGGAACACGCCGACACGAACCGGTCGGCTGACCGGTTGCGGTCCCCACGTTGATGGCTGGTCGCATCCATCACAGGTGAGGTTGCATCCGGCCAGGCGGATGATTGCGCAACGCCTCCCGGCGTCCGGGCCGTCCGTGATGATCATGTCGGTGCGAAACTCGTTCGCGTAGAGGACCGCGTTCTGTGCCGGGTCCGGCCCGTCCTCGGTCCCCATCACCGGTCTCCGGCTGTCGGCGCGTATTCGACGATCCACTGGTTTGCAATAGAGATCCGGGCCGACTCGACGACGAGGTTCCCAACGGTGGTTTCCCGTTCCAGCTCTGACTGATCATGGGCGAGCCAATAGGCCCAGACTGCGATGCGTTCCGGGGCGTGGTTGGTGTGTCTGAGGTCGAGGATCGGCCCGTCGATGGGCATACCGTTGAGGGTTTTCGCGATTTGCTCAATGATGACGCATCGGGTGATCATGGACAGACGCGCATCGGTGGTCACGCCGATAGCGGACGCGTTGTGTGGGTCGACGTCGGGGTAGTCGCGACGTGACGTGATCTCGATTTGGCAGGTGATACTGACCTGATTGTCATCAACGAGGTCAAATTGGTAGGTTTCGCGTGTCCGGAACATGACCACAGCGTAGTGGTCGTATGCCCCATGTGACGACGGCTACCCCCGGCCATAGATCCGGAGAATGCCACCCTCGGACCGTGAACCACGGCGCGCTTCGACGGTCACCTTCACACCCTGGTCGAACAACGCCGACAGACTCTGTGGTGGGATGGCCATGAGATCCATCTCATCCCCGACCGCGTAGGGGCCGGGGTTGGTTTCCTCAACCGTCACCCGGATCTCATTGCCCGCTGGTATCTCGATGACCCGGATGGTTCCGTCCGTATCCATGTAGGTCATGGTCAGCCACGTGCAGCGTGCCATGGTGTCGTCGTCGATCGCCACCGGTTCCTCCTTCGACATGGCGAACGCCCCGACGGACCAGATTCCCCCTGGTGTCGAGGCGTTCGAATCCACCGTTCCCTTGATCCCCAACGACGGTGGCTAGTCGGGGCTGCAAGATGGTCGCCTGACGGATCGATCTTTCCCTACTAGGACCATCCGACGTCGACCCCCAGGGGATGTCTGGGGCAAGGCGTTCGGGTCGTCCATTTGGTACGCCAGAGGTAAGCCGTCAGTCGTCCCTCTGGTTCGGCCGCAAAGCATCTGCCGCCATGGTAACTCACTTCTCTTCGAACCCCTCTGCACCGCAACGCCGACATTCCCACTGCACTCCGTCAGGACCGTCGTAGGTGATCCGTTCGTCGTGGTCGAACGTCTCGCCACACCCCTCGTCATCGTCATCATCAGTTGGATTGTGTGGCACGGTCCCTCTCCTCATCTTCCTCGATCTCACGGTCACGGGTGAATGCAGCCTTCACCCGGTCGACCCGGTCCGGGTGGAACAGATCGAATAGGGTGACACCCGGTCCGAACGTGGTGATGGCCAGGTTCTCTGGGGTGAGGTTCGCCCACGGGTTCCGGTTGCGGATACCCGCCATGGCGGTATCCCACCGTTCGGCCTCCGG